ACATCTTTACCCTTATTGCCAGGCTGCTCACACTTGGCGTATGCTGATATGTGTCGTACCAAACGCGAGACATATAAGGTGCTGTCCCTGGAATCGGATACAGGGTATGTTTGGACACACGAGTCTTGTGGGTGCAACGAGAGTGTTGCCCTAAGCGCTAGACATCAGGTTGATGATGGTGCGCGGTTTAACCCACGAGTATACCCAAGGTACTTGAAGTCTTTACTTAAGTTATATCGTGGACGTGTTGACCCAATATCATTTCAAGCTGTTATTAATGGGTACTCAGGCGTTAAGCGCCGGCTAGCAGAACAAGCCGTTGAGTCCCTACAATATCATCTTTTAAATGGTCGGGACGGACGCGTCAAGATGTTCCTTAAGGATGACAAGTATCATGTCCCTGAATATAAGGCGCCCAGGTGCATCCAGTATAGGTCTAAGCGATATGCTGTCTGCTTAGCCCGGTACACATACCCTTTGGAGAAGGATATGTGTAAGTACCGGCTAAATGGACTGCGGGTTTTCGCTAAGGGCCGAACCCTGGAAGAACGGGCGCAGGATATTCAGAGTATATGGGAATCTTTTAACGATCCAGTTTGCATCATTATAGATCATTCTAAGTTTGATGCCCACTGGAATGCTCATCTGCATAAGGGGATTATGGAGTTGCGACAACGGCAGTGCCGTTCCAATTTCCTACGAAAACTCTATCAGATGCAGGTCGTCAATACTGGAACGACCCGGAACGGCACTCGTTATAAGACCATACACACGCGGATGTCAGGAGACCAGAATACTGGGCTTGACAATTCCGAGGGCAATTTCGGTATACTTGACTCATGGTTAGAGCGGTATGGTATCAGATATCAGATATACCTTGATGGGGACGACTCTATAGTTGTCATAGAACGGAGGCATAAGCATTTGGTAGATATTAATTATCTCAAGAATTATGGACAGGTTACCAAGTCCAGCTATGCCTATCAACTTGAGCATATCGAGTTCTGTTCTACCCGTCCGGTGTTTAATGGTGTCGGATATACCATGGTTCGTGACCCAGCTCGCGTTATAGCAAGGATTGGTTGGGTTGTGAAGAGCCTCTCGATGAGGCAACGCTCCGCTTACGTACATAGCGTAGGACTTTGTGAGGCAGCTCTCAATATTGGCGTGCCAATAATGGGAGTATTAGGTCCTCGTATTGCGGCTATGGGTAAGGGATACTATCGTATTGACCGTGAGTATTGGGTTAAGCTTGCGCACTTAGACACCAGCAAATGTTATAGTCGGCATATAACAAATGCTGCGCGTTATTCAATGGAGGCGGCCTATGGAATATCACCCAGTGAACAGCGTATGCTGGAAAACCAATTGATATGCCATGACAGTAGCGGTCTGGTTGTGGATTTCTACAACAATGGCGGCCGTCATCCGTTTAATCATCACCTGTGAGGTGCAACAAATATGGTTTCTAAGCGCAAACAAAGTAATAGAAGGCGACGTATTGCTACTGTGTCGACGGTGGCTCGTGTGGTTCCCCGGCAGGTTAACAACATGCCAAGACGCTCCCAGGGTAAGAATATGGGGGCGCAACTGACGCAAGATGGTGCTCGATTTTTGAAGACAGCCTTTGCAGCTCCAGATCAGAATAGTATGCCATTTATGGGAATACCCGACAAGAATAATGCTACTGTCGTGGTTAAACGATATCAAGCCACTAATTCAGTGGTTCCCACTGCAGGTAAATCCACGTTTATAGTGGTTGCTCCCGTTCCCGGGATCTCCCACTTTTACGATGGTTCCGTGGATATCGGTTCTAGTCCCATAACATTAACTAGTGTAGACTATCCTGGTGCCACTAATGACTTTCCTACCAATGATGAGGATCGTAACTTTACTGAATTTCGGTGTGGTGCATTAGCGGCGGAGTTGAAATATACTGGAAATCTATATAACGGAGGTGGTTCTATCACCTGTTATAAGATTCCAATGTCTCTTGCACTTAGACAGAATAAGTTCGGTGTTAGCACTGGGAACGTTGGGGCGGCTGCATACTGCCTCAATGGTTTGCGTGGAGTTACTTCCACTGCCCCCAAAGATAGCTATGCCGGCCATGTGTTCGATGGTGTTTATGCAGTGGCGTCTGACCGCACCGGTGAGTTCGAATTCAATCCCATTATTGAATCCCTCGTCGAGTTGCGTGATGGCCACAAACCCATCGCTGAAGAGTGGCCTGCCACCACTATTCATCTAACTGCAACTTCTTCGAGCGTCAACATCGCGGGCTTTGGTAATACCGATGCCATAGTTTTCAAGATCGATAGTGGAGCAGATACCCAGAATTCGTTTATTCTGCGTACCTGGGCGGCTTATGAGTTCAAACCCAGCCCATATGGCCAATATATGGATTTGTCGTCCTTATCTCCATCTTATGATCCTATGGCTTTGAGATTGTATGACGAGATACGCATCAGGCTACCTACAGCAGTCATTGCCAAACTCAATGCTGGGTTTTGGCAGCGTGTCTTGTCTATAATCCGAGGTGTCTCTCGAGGCTTGTCTTTCGTCCCTGGACCAACAGGGGTCGTTGCTGGTGGTATTAACACCATATTGTCAGTTTTGGAGTAAGCTACATGTATTTGTAGCTTACCTCCCTGGTCGGGGAACGGGTACCCCATCCAGCACTTCGTGTGTACCGGTTTATCCACCCACTGTAGCCATGGACTGAGAAGTCCCCCTTCGGGGTG